ATGGAAGAAATCACGCTGATCGGGAACCTGGGCAGTGACCCGGACGTGCGCTACACCAACGGCGGGGAAAAGGTGGTGAGCTTTTCCCTGGCGGTACAGGCGGGGAAAAAAGCCCAGGGGGAAGCTCTGGCGCACTGGTACACCTGCGACGCCTGGGAGCGGCTGGCGGACATCTGCGAGCAGTACCTGCGCAAGGGCAGCAAGGTGTTTGTGCGGGGGTTGCCCCGGGCAGAGGCCTACCAGAGCAAGCGGGACGGGAAGCCCCGGGCGGCCCTGAAAGTGACGGTGCACAAGTTGGAGATGCTGGGAGGCAGACAGGAGGAACAGGCCCATGGAGCGGGAAGGGCAGACGGAGCGGGAAGCCCGGACGGAGCCGGGAGCAGCGGATACACCCAGGTGGAGACGGACGAGCTACCTTTTTGACGGTGGCGGCAAGGATGTGCCGCCCTGCGTGCCGGGATGCGCGGACAGGAGCGCGGAGTGCCACGGGAGCTGTGAAGCCTATCAGGCATGGAGCCGCGCACGGCGGGAAAAGCAGGACGCCAGGTTTGCGGATCGGGACAGGCACGGGGAAGTAACGGCATACATCCGGGACAACTGGGCCAGGAGAAGCAAAAGGAGGGCGAAGCATGTCACAGAGTAACGCTTCGTCCAAGGTGCGGTGCCCCTTTTATTTTTATCACCGGCTGCGGGAGCGGGAGATCCACTGCGAGGGGCATATGGCGGGCTGTACGCTGGTTAGCCAGTTTGGGCGGCTGGCGGACATGAAGGAGCGGATGGAAAGCGTATGCCAGAAAAACTATGAAGCGTGCGCCATTTACCGCATGGTAATGGCGGAGAAATACGGAGGGGACGAAGCATGCAGGGCATGACCAGGCGGCGGGCGCTGGAGCACTGCCTGACGCTATTGGAGGCGCAGGCGCGGTGCTTTTCCACGAATTTCAGCCTGCTATGCGCCCGGGAGGGCTACGAACAAGCCCAGGGCGAGACGGTGGAGGCCATGGAGAGAGTACGGGAAATGATGCGCGAGGAACGGGCACGGGAGGAAGCAGCTGCCCGGGAGCTGGAGGAAAAGAGGAAGGAACCATGAACAAAAAGCAATCCCTGCGGGAGATGCGGCGGAAAGCTGAGCGGGAACAGAAGGCAGAGAAGCAGCGGCAGGCGGCGGCGATCCTGGCGACCAAGGACCTGGAAGAAAGGAAGCGGCTGCTGGCAAAGGCCATGGCGGACAGCGAGAAAGAAGCGAGAAACCAGGCGGTTGAGTACTGCTTCCACAGCATTTACGCGGCGGTGCTGCTAGCGGCGCAGGAGGTATACGGGTTTGGACACAAGCGCGCCTGGCGGCTGCTGAAACGGGCGGACGAGATCATATGCACAACCCTGGACAGCGAGGAAATCATCCGGGAAGTCTGGGAGCGGATGGGGCTGGAGATCAACTTCCGGGAGGGAATCGACCGCATCCGGGAGGTGGAGGAGGCGTGAGCATGGCGCCATGGAAGCAGCTGAGCTTTAAGGAATTTGACGCCCTGGAGAAGGAGCCGCTGGAAAGAAAGGTGGAGCGGGCGGTGGCGGTGATCCGGGAAGCGGTCAGCCTGTCGAAGCATCAAATGGCAGTGGCCTTTTCCGGCGGGAAGGATTCCACGGTGCTGCTGCACCTGATGACGAGGCATTTCCCGGAGCTGCGGCCTTGGGTGATCTTTGCGAACACGGGGATTGAGTACCCGGAAAGCCTGCGATTTGCCAGGCAGATGGGAAAGGAACTGGCGGGCGAGCGCTATGTGGAGGCGCTGCCGGACAAGCTGGAGGAGGACGGGCTGAAATACCAGGCGCAACAGGAAGTGCTGGAATGGCTGGTGCAGGCGGGCCGTGTGAGCGAAGTGCTCAAGGAGGACGGCAAGCTGAAAAGCACCCGGGCGCTGGAGCAGGCGGCCACGCCGGAGATGTGGGAGGACTTCCGGAGGCGGAACCTGGTATGGCGCAAAGGTATGCGCAAGAGCTTCTGGTGGTGCTGCGATCAATACGGGTTCCCGCTTCTGGGCAAAAGCAAGAGCAAGCTGGACGCCCGGAGGATCAATATTGACTGCTTTCTGCGCTTTTCCGCGTCGGAAAGCGAAAACCCGGAGCTATTGGAGTATTACCGGCTGCTTCGGAATGTGAAGATCAGCCAGCACTGCTGCAAGGAGTTGAAAAAGGCGCCCTCCGAGCGGGCGCAGGCGGAGCATGACGTGGACGTGATTTTCAAGGGGCTGATGGGCACAGAGAGCCGGACACGGAAGATCAGCTTCATTACCCGCGGGTACATCATCCAAAGCCACCGGGAGCACCTGCCGCCCACGGATCCATTTTGGCACGTCTCTCCCATGGCCACCTGGACCGACGGGGATGTATGGGCATACATCAAGGCATATCAGGTGCCGTACAGTCCCCTGTACGACATGGGCTACAAGGACAGCCGCGGCACGGAGCACAGAATTGCCCGGAACGGGTGCATGGGATGCGCCACGGGCATTGCATTTGCGGACAACAGCATCGCCATGCTGCGGCGGACGCACCCCAAGGCATGGGAGGCGGTGATGCGGGCGGGCATGGCGGAGCAGCTGCGGACGCTGCGGCAGTTCCGGGCGGACGGCTCCATGAGCCTGCTGGACCTGATGCCGGTGGAGGACGTGATGGAGATGCGGCCCTGCGCCTTTGACACCGTTTCCCGGTTGACCCTGGCGGACGACACCTTCCGGGAATATGACGCGGATGCATGGGAGGACGAAGCAGATGGATGACATCAAACTTGCCCTCTTGGGCGACAAGGCCGCGCAGGAGCGCCTGACGGAGCGCGGGGAGCTGCTGCCGTGTGCTCACTGCAAGGGAAATGGTAAGGTCTCATTCAAGGATTACCGATGTGAAAGCTGCTATCTCTGAATGGAATACCCGCGCGCCGATCCTGACGCCCAGGGACCTGGAAGAAAGGAAGCGGCTGCTGGGAAAGGCCATGGCGGAAGGTGAGGAAAAGGCACGGAATCAGGCGATAGAATACAGCTTCCGGTGCATTTACGCTGCGGTGCTGCTGGCGGCGCAAGAGGTATATGGTTTTGGACACAAAAGGGCCTGGCGGCTGCTGAAACGGGCGGACGAGATTGTCTGCACGGCCCTGGACAGCGAGGAAGTCATCCGGGAAGTATGGGAGCGGATGGGGCTGGAGATCAACTTCCGGGAAGGCGTGGAGCGCATCCGGGAGGTGGAGAAGGCGCAATAAAAAAGCCGGGCGCGAAGCCCGGGCGGAGAAGGGAGCGATCAGGTGTGAGGAACATATTGCCGCAATGCCTGCTCCACAATGGCGTTGAGGGTGGTATTGCGGGAGATGGCGCAGCGCACAGCGTCCTGATGCAACTGTGGGGAAATGCGCACGTTGAAGGAGCCTTTATAGGCTTTTTCCGGCTCCTGGCCGGTCTGCCGGCACAGGTCCAGGTAGTCATCCACGGCGGTATGAAAGTCCGCCACCAGCTCGGCGGCACTGCTTCCCTCATAAGAGATCAGCGCTCGGATGCCCTGCACCTTGCCATAGAAAAGTCCGTCCTCTTCCGAAAACTCCACGGAGCCCAGATAGCCCCTGTACGTCATGGTGTTATTCACAGCAATCCCTCCTGTTCCAGGGTTTCCAGAAGCTGCTTGACCTGGTAGGCAAGCAGTTCCTTGCGGGGGTGAGGCTTATGGAGCAGCAGCGGCGGGGAGCCTTCCCGGATAAAGGCTACCCGGGAACCGCTAGTGCGGCCCTTGTCAAAACGGGTATAGCCCAGGAAGCGAAGCAACGTTTCAGCTTCTTCAAAGGTGAAATTCCTGGGGCGCGTTTTTAGACGCTGAATCAGTTTTTCCTTTTGTCCCATGGCAATACCTCCTGGCAGATAGTATAGCACATACCACGGAAAAACGCAACTAAAAATAGTTACAAACGGATGGGCAGGGAAGATGATTTCAAACTGTACTTGGAAACATTGGGGCACAGAATGCAGGTTTGCGGGACAGAATGCCCTTGCGCAGGGAGGCGGTGCAGGATGGAGATGCAGGAAGCCCGGATGCGGGCACGCAGGGAGCTGGAGGTGACCCGGAACAACCTGGCGCGGGCGGAATGGCGAAAAGCGCCGGAAAGGGACCTGGAGGCGCTGCGGAGCAAGGTGGACTTCTGGGAGACGGTGTGCGCGGAGATCGGCGCAGGGTCAGACGTGGAGGAGTAAAAGACTTGAAGGACAGGGAGCTGCTGGAAAGGCTGCGGAAGGTGGAAAGCATCCCGGTGAAGGTGTACGGCCAGGACGGGGAGACCATCTGCTTTGAGGTGCAGGTGGGGCTTGCCGGGGTGCTGGTCCCGACTTGGAGGACAGGGAGGAAAGTGCATGGAGAAGCGGCTGACAACGGCACGCCAGTGGTGCGAAGCGAAGAACGACCTGGAAAACGAATTCGGTTACAGCCAGCTCTGGTGCAGGCTGAATGCCATTGAGAACATCCTGGGCGAGGAATACGACCTTGAGCAGCTGCGGCAGCTGGTGCAGACCACGCAGACAGGAAGGTGCAAAAGGTGCAGGCACAGCAGGCAGCCGTCAAGACAAACACAGCTATACGGGGCTCCCGGAACATTGACCTGTCACCACGGGCCGTGCAACCGCAGAAACGTCAACGAGCATGATTTTTGCAGCTATTTTGCACCAAAGGAGGAAAGCGCGCCATGACCAGAGCAATGCAAGGCCCCTGCGAGGAGATCGAGCAGACCTGTCTTTTCCGGTGGGCGGCGATGGAGAGCGGGGCGCACCCGGAGCTGGCGCTGCTCCACGCCATCCCCAACGGCGGGAAGCGGAGCAAGAGCGAGGCGGCCCGGATGAAGGCGGCAGGGGTGAAGCCGGGGGTGCCGGACATGTTCCTGCCGGTGGCCCGGGAGGGGTGTCACGGGCTGTACATTGAATTGAAGCGCCGGGACGGCGGGCGGGTATCCCCGGAGCAAACGGCCTGGATGGACGCCCTGGCCCGGCAGGGATACAAAACGGCCCTGTGCCACGGCTGGGACGCGGCGCGGGAGGAAATACAAAGGTATCTGGGAGGGAAATGGGCATGAGGTTGAGCAAGATCGGGAAAGTGGTGAAGGAGGCGCGGCAGTGCGTTCTCTGCAATACCCGGGAGCGGACGGGCCAGGAGGCGAACCTGATTCAGCAGTGGATCGGCACGGGAGAGGCCATGTATCCGGTGGATGAAAACGTGCGGCTCACGGAGCAGGGCGCGGCGGCGCTCATGGAGATGGAAGGCAAGGAGGCCGAGGCGGTGGCCTGGCGCAGCGTGGGTGACGGGAGCGAGCTGGCGGAGATGCTGAAGGGAATTCCCGCGAGGATTGACAGCGCGGCGCTGGCATGGAAGGTCTGCCTGAAAATTGAGATCCAGAGCGGCACGGTGCGGGTGACGGAGCTGGAGGACGGCTCCATGGCCTATGTATGGGAGCAGCTGCTGGAACCGTGCAAGCGCAAGGGAAAGCTGCTGCGCATGACGCGGGTGGATGGGAAGCAGGGCGTCTACGCGGTGTACGCCGAGGATGACCTGGCGGGCGTGGTCAGCGGCATCAGCCAGGAGGAGCGGGAGGAGATGCTGCGGACGCTGCGGGAAATCTGCTGAGTATCTACATATAATAGAAACCTTTTTTGCGGCGGCGGGGAGGCCGCAAAAAAGGCTTGTATGAGGTAGTAACAAATCGCACAGATGTATCCCTTGCACAGGGGGAGGCGCCGCGCCGGGGGCCTGCCCCCTTGAGCGGGAGGAAGCACGGAGGATGCCATGAGGAAGCGCGTGCCCAGGGAATACGCGGAGCTTTTCTGCGTGGGAGAGCTGACGGAGATGGAAAAGCGGCTGTATGGCGGCGATCCCTACCGGGAGCGGGTGGGCGGCATGCACTACTGCACCAAGACGGAGAAAGCCGGGGACACACTGGTATTGACGGTGTACCCCATCCTGGGCAGGAGCGACCGGGCCAAGGCGGAAGCGGCAAGAAAAGCCATGAGCCGGGAGCGGCAGAACCGATACAACCGGGAGCGGGCACGGAAGCGGCTGGCGCTGCTCATGGATGCCAATTTCGGACGGAACGACCTGCATGTGACGCTGACCTACCGGGGGACGCCGCCGGACTACGAGCAGGCGCGGAAGGATGTGCGGAACTACCTGCGGGCGGTGAAGCGCATGCGGGAGAAGGCGGGGCTGCCGGAGATGAAATACATATACGTCATCGAAGAAGAAGGCGGAGACGGGGAGAAAAGGCGCATCCACGTCCACCTGATGATGACCGGGGGAATCAGCCGGGAAGCCCTGGAGGAGAAATGGGGCCGGGGGTATGCCAACTGCGACCGGCTCCAGCCGGAGGAAGGGACGGGGCTGCTGGAGCTGGCGAGGTATTTCACCAAGCTGGAGCAGGAGAAGCACCGGCGGGCCTGGAGCGCGTCCAAGAATCTGCGGAAGCCACGAACCACCGTCAGCCGCACACGCATGAGCAACGCCCGGGTACGCAGGCTGTGCCAGGAGATGCCCGGGAACGCGGCGGAGATCATGGGCAAATTGTATCCGGGGTACAAGGTGGGCGCGGTGGAGCCGTACACGTCGGACTGGATACCGGGGGTTTATTTGCGGATACGGCTGCGGAGGCGATGCCCATGAGCGGGAAGAAGCATTGCAAGGGGGTGGACGTGGTCTGCCCTTTTTGGCGTTGCGAAACGCCGCTGACCATCACCTGCGAGGGCTGGATGGCGGGGTGCGATGTGCAGCTGCGGTTCAGCGGGCAGGGGGAGAAGCTGGCCTACATGCGCAGGCGGTGCAAGCGCATGGACGGGTGGGGGAAGTGTCTGGTGGCGGTGGGCGCGGGGAGAAAATATGAAAAATAGCAACAATACACGTCACAATACGTATTGACAACACGTATAAAATGCGCTATAATAAGGATGTAAACGAGAGAAGAACAAGGTCCACGGGAGGGATTAGGGATGCCCATGAAGGCGCAGGAGGCCATACGCAGGCTGAAGCGGGAAGGCTGGACGGAAGTGCGGCAGACAGGATCGCACAAACAGTTTGTGAAAGACGGTATACGGTTAACGGTACCGGATCACAAGGGCGACCTGAAGCCCGGGACCGAGCGGGACATCAAGCGAAAAGCCGGGTGGGACTAAGTCCCACCCGCAAAGCGACAGGAAGGAGAAAATTTTTATGAAGGAAAAACAGAGCAGCTACACGTATATGGCTGTTTTTCAGAAAGAGAAGGACGGATACAGCGTGCGCTTTCCGCAGCTGGATGGATGCTTGACGGAGGGGGACGATTTTCAAAGCGCCCTGCGGATGGCGCAGGAGGCCATGAGCCTGCACCTGTACGGCATGGAGCAGGACGGGGAGGAAATCCCCGAGCCGGTACTGGAACCCATGGAGGTGGCGCCGGGGGAAATGCTGGTGCCCGTTACCGTTTGGATGACGCCTTTCCGGGAGGCGCAGGAGAACAGGGCGGTGAAAAAGACGCTGACCATTCCGGCATGGCTGAATGATGCGGCGGAAAAGCGCAAGGTGAACTATTCCCAGCTGCTGCAAAGCGCGCTAAAGGATTACTTGGGCATCTACCGGCCATAAATGGATTTGCCCACGGTGATGTCAGAAAGGAGAAGGACAAGTGAAACTGCGGGCACAGAAAGGAAACGGCGGGCATGTTACAAGCTACAACGTGACCATCGGCAGCCGAGAAGCGCGGGAAGCAGGGCGGCTGAACCCGGATGGCACATCCAGGCCGGTACGGAAAACGGTGGACGTGGAAAACCACAGAATCATCATAGAACTGGATACCACACAGGAAGAGGCATAAGAGAATGGACTGTTGCAAGACAGTCCCTTTTTTTGATGCGAAAAAGGCGGGGTTTTTTCCCTGGGCGGCGCATGGGAAAATAGGGGCGTGGGAGGGGACGCGAAGGGGGACAGAAAATGCCGAGGGACTGGAAGAAAATCGAAACTGATTATATGGGCGGCAATCTGTCCTACGCGAAAATCGCTGAAAAATGGGGCGTTTCCGTGCGTCAGGTGGAGGAGCACGGGCGGAAAAATCACTGGACGGAAAAGCGGCGGGAATTCCGCGGGAAGGTAGCGGCAAGGGCGGAGCAGAAGGCCATTGACAAAAGGGCCAGCCGGGAGGCGGAGAAGCTGGCGCGGCTGGACGAGGCGGCGGGGCTGATGCTGGAGGGCATTGCGCGGGCGCTGCGGGAGGACCCGGAGCAGCTGCGAAGGCACAAGCGCAAGGATGGGGAGATCATCCTGGACATGCTCAACGGTGGGAACGCGGCGGCGCTGGCTAAGGCGCTGGAGACCCTGGCGGGGGTCATACGGGACGCAAACGGGCTGCCGGGGAAGCTGGACAAGGAGCGGATCGCCGACATGCGGGCGCGGCGGAAGCTGGAGCGGCAAAAGGCGGGGCTGGACAGAAAGGACGAGGACGGGGGCGGCGTGGTGCTGCTGCCCCAGGTGGAGGAAAAGGCGGATGCGGGAGGTATGGAAGCCGCAGCCCAAGCAGGCGCGGTTCATGGCCAGGCCGGAGTATGAGGTGCTGTATGGGGGCGCGGCGGGGGGCGGGAAGTCCGACGCGCTACTGTGCGAGGCGCTGCGGCAGGTACACATTCCCCACTATCGGGGGCTGATTCTGCGCAAGACGTATCCGCAGCTGTCGGAGCTCATCGACCGGAGCAGGGAGATTTACCGGGCGGCCTTTCCCCGGGCGCGGTACAACGGGACGGAGCACTTCTGGGCGTTCCCCTCCGGGGCGAAGATTTACTTCGGGGCCATGCAGTACGTGAAGGACCGCATCAACTACCAGGGCAAGCGGTATGACTACATCGCCTTTGACGAACTGACGCACTTTTCCTGGGAGGAATACAGCTATCTATTCTCCCGCAACCGTCCCAGCGGGCCGGGGACGCGGGTGTACATGCGGGCAAGCACGAACCCGGGCGGGCCGGGGCACGGATGGGTAAAGGAGCGGTTCATCACCGTGGCGCCGCCCATGACCCGGGTGGTGGAGGAGATGGAGCTACCGGGGCCGGACGGCAAGCTGCGCAAAATGCAGCGGGATCGGATGTTTGTACCGGCGACGGTATACGACAATCAGGAGCTGCTGAAAAACGCGCCGGGGTATCTGGCCAGCCTGAGCATGCTGCCGGAGGCGGAGAAGAAGGCCCTGCTCCTGGGCGACTGGGACAGCTTTACCGGGCAGGTGTTCACCGAGTGGCGCAACGATCCGGCGCACTACGAGGATCAGCGGTGGACGCACGTGGTCAAGCCCTTTCGCATTCCGGACTGGTGGCGGGTCTATCGGGGGTTTGACTGGGGATATGCTAAGCCCTTTTCCGTGGGATGGTACGCGGTGGACGGGGAGGGGCGGATGTACCGCATACGGGAGTTATACGGCATTGCGCAGGACGGCACGCCCAACGCGGGGGCCAAGATGCAGGTGGCCGAGGTGGCCCGGGAGATCAAGCGGATCGAGAGCGAGGACGAGAACCTGCGGGGGAAAAGGATTTTCGGCGTGGCGGACCCGGCCATCTTCCAGGAGAACGGCGGGGCGAGCATTGGGGAGATGATGGAGCGGGAGGGCGTGTACTGGGAGAAGGGCGACCACACGCGCCTGGCGGGGAAGATGCAGTTCCATCACCGTCTGGCCTTTGACCGGGAGGGGCGGCCCATGCTCCAGGTGTTCAGCACGTGCAGGCACTTCATCCGCACCATACCCTCGCTGGTATATGACCAGCGGGACGTGGAGGACGTGGAAAGCAAGGTCAGCGAGGATCACATCTATGACGAATGCCGGTATGTGCTGATGCTCAACCCCATTGAGGCCCGGGAGCCGGTGAAGCCGCCCGCGGTGGAGCTGGACGACCCGCTGGACCTGCACAAAAAGCCGGAGGTCAAATTTTACAGAATCTAGGGGGGCAAGAAGATGCCAGGGAGAGCACGGGAAGAAGCATGGAAGGAAAAGGAGCGCGGCCAGGAGAACCGGCAGGCGGAAGGCGGCGCGGCCATGGACAGGGAAGGCGGCATGCAGCGGAGAAAAGGCCGGGACAGGGGCGGTGCGGCCATGGACAGGGAAGGCGGCATGCAGCGTGACGGGAGCATGCAGGGCGGAGCTGCGGAGCTTGGCGCGGCCATGGAAGCGGGGGTGCCACCCCAGGAACTGGCGGCGAAAGCGGTGGCGCAGCGCGGGCCGGTGGAGGCGCTGATGTCAGCCATGCGGCAGATGCCGGAGGGCATGGAAAAGCCCAGGAAAAAGCGCATGCTTGCCCGGATCGGCGTGGAGGACATACAGGAGGCCACGGCGCGGCTGATGCGCTACAAGCAGGGCAAGGCGGTGCTGGACAGCCGCATTGCGGGCAATGAGGAATGGTGGAAGCTGCGGCACTGGGAGGAAATGGCGGGGAGGCCCGGCCAGCGCGAGGAAATACGCCCGGCCAGCGCGTGGCTGTTCAATACGCTGCTGAACAAGCACGCGGACGCCATGGACAACTATCCCGAGCCGGTGGTGCTGCCCCGGTCCCGGGACGATGAGCGGGAGGCCAAACAGCTGACCAGCATTCTGCCGGTGGTGCTGGAGAAAAACGGCTATGAAGCGGTGTACGACGCCATGTGGTGGTACAAGCTCAAGTTTGGCACGGGGGTGCAGGGCGTTTTCTGGGACCCGCGGGTGGACAACGGCGCGGGGGACATTGACGTGCGCAGTGTGGACCTGCTGAACCTGTTCTGGGAGCCGGGGGTGAAGGACATCCAGGACAGCCGGGACTTTTTCTGCCTGGCGGTGGTGACCGTCGAAGCACTCCGGGACGCCTACGGAGACAAGGTGAAGGACGTGCGGGGCGGGTGGAGCGTACAGCCCCTGGAATATCGCCACGAGGACAACCGGGAGCAGGGCGACAAGGCGGTGGTGGTGGACTGGTACTACAAAAAGAACCAGGACGGGCGCAGGGTGCTGCACTACTGCAAGTATGTGGACAGCGTGATTCTCTATGCCTCGGAGAACGACCCGGACTACGCCCAGAGGGGATATTACGATCACGGGCAGTATCCCTTTGTATTCGACCCCATGTTTCCGGTGGAGGACAGCCCGGCGGGCATGGGGTACATTGACGTGCTGCGGCAGCCCCAGGCCTACATTGACCAGATGAACGCCATCATGCTGAAAAACGCGCACCTGGCGGGGCGGCCACGGTTCATGGTGAAAAATGCCAGCGGGGTGAACGAGGAGGAGTTCTCCGACTGGGGAAAGGACTTTGTCCACGCGGAGGGGAACCTGGGCGAGGACGCGGTGCGGCAGATTACGGTGGAGGCGCTGCCCCAGAGCGTTTACGCGCTGTATGAAAACAAGATCGAGGAGCTCAAGCAGGTTTCGGGCAACGATGACTTCACCCGGGGGAGCGCGTCCAGCGGCGTGACGGCGGCCTCGGCCATTGCGGCGCTGCAGGAGGCGGGCAGCAAGCTGAGCCGGGACATGATCAAGAGCAGCTACCGGGCCTTTGCCAAGGTATGCGAGCTGTGCGTGGAGCTGATCCGGCAATTTTACACGGAGCCGCGCACCTTCCGCATTACGGGGGAAAAGGGCGGGGAGGACTTCACCACCTATGCCTCGGGGGGCATACAGGAGCAGAGCCTGCCGGAGTACGGCATGGAAAGCGCGCGCAAGCCGGTATTTGACCTGAAGATCAAGAGCCAGAAGAGCAGCCCCTTCAGCCGCATTGCCCAGAACGAGACGGCCAAGGAGCTGTACGGCATGGGGATCTTCCAGCCGGCCAACGCGGATCAGGCCCTGATGGTGCTGGACATGATGGACTTTGAGGGCAAGGCGCAGGTGGTGGAAAAGGTGCGCGGCAACGGCACCATGTACCAGCAGATGCAGCAGATGGCCCAGCAGCTCCAACAGCTTTCACTGATTGTGGACCGGCTCACGGGCAGCGGGCTGACCCAGGCCATGGACGCGCCGGTCACGGGGCAGGCGGGCAGCCCGGATGCGGGCGGAAAGGCAAGCCCGCTGACGGCGGCGGTGCAGGGCGGCGCGGGCGTTACGGCAACCACGGCCAGGGACAAGGCCCAGCAGGCAGCCCAGCCCAGATAAGGAGGGAGTATGGCACAATTCAACGTGACCATGCCGGCGACCAACAGCAGCGACCCGGTGGTGCTGCGCAGATACATAGGCAAGCTGGTGGAGGAGCTGCGCTACACCCTTTCCAACCTGGACGACAGCAACATCAGCCGGGCGGGCATCAGCCTGACGAAAATTCAAGGGGTGGACACGGAGCTGGCCAGGATCACCCAGGCGGAGATCGGAAAGGTAAAGATCGGCGCGGCGCAGATCCAGGACCTGAAAGCACAGGTGGCGCAGATCGTCACGGCGGTGATTCAGACGGCGGTGATTGACTGGGCGCAGATCGAGGAGCTGAAGGCGGCCATCATCGAGGTGTTGCACGCGGAAATCCAGGTGGGCACCTTCACCCTGGCGGAGGTGGAGAACCTGCTGGCGGAGGCGCTGGTGCTGAAAAAGGGCACGGCGGAGAGCATGTACATCACCAACCTGGCGGTGACCTCGGCCAACCTGCTTTCGGCCATGCTGGGCAAGCTGGTTTTGAAGGGCGAAGATGGGAAGTATTACCAGGTGATGATCGGTGCGGATGGAACCATCCACACCCAGGAAGTGGAGCCCTCCCAGGGCGAGATTGAAGCCGGGGAGACGGAAAGCGGCCTGGGCATTGTGGACACCAGCGCCAACTTTGCGGACCTGACGGCCCAGAACATCAAGGGAAACGAAGGCATTTTTCAGGCCATTCTGGCCCAGAGCATGACGGCGGGGAAGCTCACCGCGGGGGAAGCGATGATTGCCTCGGCGACCATCCCGACCCTGTACGCCACGTCCATTCAGGCCATTGGGAACAGCCTGGATTTATCGGCCAATGAATCCATCAGCCTGATTGTGGGCGGGAATGTGCAGACGCTGGAAGGGCTGATTTACGACGCCCAGGAGCAGCTGGGAGACATCGAAAGTGCGCTGGAAGGGAAAGCGGAGCAGGAGACGGTGCTGCGCCTTTCCACGGAGCTAACGCAGACGGCCCAGGGCATCACGGCGGTGATCAACCGGGTGGAGGCGGTGGAAGGCGAGAACGCTGAGGTCGGGGAGATCCTGGCGGCGTATCAGCTGACCTTCCGCATGGACGCGGACGGGGTGACCATTGGCAAAAGCAACAGCGGCTTTGACGTGCGGATCGACAATGAAAAGCTGTCCTTTCGGGAAAACGGGCAGGAGATCGCTTATGTGAGCAACAGCCAGCTGTTCATCACGGCGGCGGAGATCACCCAGAGCCTGACCATCGGGAATTATCGCTTTTCGCGCATGGAGGACGGCAGCCTGGCGCTGCTGCTGTAAGGGAGGAAAGCATGGCAAGCGTTATTTTGACGTCCGGGGTGGTGGTGGGCAATCAGAGCCTGGTCACCAATGGCGCGTACACCAGTTACGATCTGACGAAAAGCGGGAGCTTTCCGGCGGCGGGGTATCGGGTGGCCAGCGCCACCCTGACCTGCACCCTGCGCAATGCCGTATGGGACACCATCACCGTCAAGGCGGCGGACGGGACGACCCTGGGCAGCTTCGGCGCGGTGGGCACCAACGGGGAGCGCAGCTGTGCCCTGATCACCGGGTACGACTATGCCAGCCTGACCCACGTCACCCTGTACGGCGGGGGCGTAGGCACGCAGATTGCGGGTGGCAGCTATGTGACCATCACGGTGGAATGGGCATACACCACCTCGGCCCTGACGCTCTCGGCCACCAGCGTGGAAGCGGGCGGAAGCGTGACGGCCAGCATCGGGGCCTATGACCCGGCGTTTTCCCACCAGGTGCGGCTGGAATTCGGCACAGAAACCCAGACCTGGGACGTGGCGGCAGGGGTAACGTCCCAGGCGGTGACCGTGCCCGTGGGATGGCTGGACCAGATCCCCACGGCGCAGTCCGGCCCGGCGCGGGTGACGCTGATTACCTATTCCGCGGGCGTCTATGTGGGCGCGGTGGCGGCGTCCCTGACGGTGGCG